ATGTGGTAGAAAATTCGTTTACTACAGATCAACTTAATTTGTTTATACAGCAAGCAGAACAAAAAATATATAACATTGTACAGTTTCCTGCATTACGAAAAAATGTGACTGGCACAATAACATCTGGGGTAAAGTATTTAACAGTACCCACTGATTTTCTATATGTTTATAGTTTATCAATTGTTGATTCTAGTAGTAATTATATATTTCTTCTAAATAAAGATGTTAATTTTATACGGGAGGCTTACCCTGTCGCAGCCACTACAGGAGTCCCCAAGCACTACGCTCTTTTTGACCAGACATCTTTTTTGTTAGGTCCAACACCTAATAGTGCATACACAGCCGAGCTGCATTATGGATATTATCCAGAATCTATTGTTACCGCCAGTTCTACTCCTTGGTTAGGCACTGAATTTGATTCAACACTTCTTAATGGTTCTTTAGTGGAAGCCGCTAGATTCTTAAAAAGTGAACCTGATGTTATTGCTATGTACGATAAAATGTACGGTGAGTCTATGGCATTATTAAAAAGTCTTGGGGATGGTAAATTACGTTCCGATACATACCGTTCTGGACAACCTATGTATGAGGTACGGTAATGTTTAACATTGAAATGGGTTTGTCTCAAACTGGGGTAGTAGGAGTAGAAACTACTGAATATAAAGGACATGATGTGGAGTTTTGGGCAGATCGAGCTACACAACGTATTGTATCTGTAGGGGGCGATTGTCATCCAGCAATACAAGAACAGGCAGAAGCATTTAAAAAACAGGTATTTAATACGATTGTTTTTTATATGAAAGAAGCAATCAAAAGTGATAGAACTACCTTATATGGCACGTTGGAGAAAAACCAACAAGGTGATTTAGCAAAAATAATTAGGAGGATTTAATGTCTATATCTCAAGCGATGTGTACAAGCTTCAAGAAAGAACTGATGGAAGCAAAGCACAATTTTTTAAACAGTGGTGGTAATACATTTAAGTTAGCAATGTATACAAGCTCCGCAAGTCTTGGGGCAGGCACCACTGCTTACACTACTTCCAACGAAGTATCTGGAACAGGATACACAGCAAAAGGTAACACGTTAACACGGGTTGATCCCACCACCAGCAGCACTACAGCGTTTACTGACTTTGCAGATACTACTTTTAGTACAGCAACACTGACTGCAAGGGGGGCATTAATTTTTAACGAAGATACTTCTGGTGATACATCTGTTTGTGTTCTTGACTTTGGTGGGGATAAGACCTCTACGGCAGGAGACTTTACCATAGTGTTCCCGACAGCAGATGCGAGTAATGCGATCATACGGATAGCGTAGTATGGCAAATATTAACGGTTGGGGTAGAGGTGCTTGGGGCGAAGGAGCTTGGGGCACGGCCTTACCTGTTAATGCTACAGGAGTAGTAGGAACCTCTGCCGTTGGTAGTGAGTCAGTAATAGCCAAAGCAAATGTATCCGTTACGGGGGTAGCAGGGACTTCTGCTTTAGGTAGTGAGTCGGTAGTAGCAAAAGCCACTGTATCGGTTACAGGAGTGGCAGGAACTTCTGCTTTAGGTAGTGAGTCGGTAGTAGCAAAGGCCACTGCTTCTGCTACAGGGGTAGAAGGAACCGGAGCAGTAAATGCCCCCTCTGCGGTTATAGGCGCAGCAATAGTTGGTGTATCGGCAGTAGCGTCTACCAGTGGTCTTGGTGATGAATCTGTAATATGTGCAGCAAATGTATCAGTAACCGGGGTTGTTGGAACTTCTGCACTTGGCGATGAAAGTCTAGTAACAAATAATAATGTATCAGTTACAGGACTAGTTGGGACTTCTGCTTTAGGTAGTGAGTCGGTAGTAGCAAAAGCAAATGTATCCGTTACAGGATTATCTAGTACAAGTGAGTTAGGTGACGAATCTGTAATTGCGAAAGCAACTGCTTCTGTCACTGGCCTATCAGGTACAAGTGCATTAGGTGATGAGTCTGTAATTACAAAAGCAAATGTATCAGTTACAGGTCTGGTTGGAACCTCTGCGATAGGTAGTCAGACAGTTCGGACAGTGAATAGTGTTCCTGTTACTGGTGTTTTTGCTACTGGGGCAGTACAATCCGTTCTTGTGTGGGGTAACATAGATACTTCCCAAACACCGAATTATAGTGCTGTATCTGTTACACAAACGCCTAGTTGGACTGGTATATCAACTACGCAGACACCAAATTTTAGTGTTGTATCCACTACGCAAACGCCTAGTTGGAGCACAGTGTCCACTACGCAAACGCCTAGTTGGACTGATATTGCAGCGTGAGGATAACAAATGGCTACTTATGTAAATGACTTACGATTAAAAGAAATAGGAACTGGCGAGTCTTCAGGAAGTTGGGGCACGGAGACCAACACAAATCTTGAGCTTATAGCAGAGGCTATGGGTCATGGTTCTGAAGCAATCGCTAACGCATCTACACATACCATCACAATGGTTGATGGCTCTACGGACGAGTTCCGTTCTACCTTCTTACGGTTAACTGGTGGAGGACAAGCCTGTACGGTAACCCTTGCACCTAACACTTTATCTCACACTTGGATCATGCGAAATGAGACTAGTGCCGCACTTACTCTTTCACAGGGGTCTGGAGCTAATGTAGTTATAGCTGCGGGTCAAACCAAGATTGTTGCAACTGACGGAGCTGGATCTGGTGCTGTTGTCTATGAGATGGACGATCTTGAACTAGCAAATAATCTTGCAGTAGGAGGAACGCTAGGCGTTACTGGTGCTCTCACCGGATCAAGCACTATCCAAGGAACCACGATCACAGCAACTACGGCTTTTGTTCCTGATGCCTCCGATGGTGCAGCTTTGGGTACAACCTCCCTTGAGTTTTCCGATATCTTCTTAGCCGATGGTGCGGTAATTAATCTAGGTGATGATCAGGATACTACTCTTACCCACGTTGCTGACACAGGGATATTGCTCAATAGCACACGGCAACTACAGTTTGGTGATTCTGGCACTTACATACATCAGAGTGCTGATGGGGTTCTGGACCTAGTTTCGGATACTGAGATTGAGATCAACGCTACCACAATAGATATCAACGGTAATGCTGACATATCGGGAACGATAGCGGCAGGGGGTGTGGTAACTGCAAACGCAGGTGTAGTAGTAGACAATATTACTATAGATGGTACTGAGATTGACTTATCTTCAGGCGATTTTACACTAGACGTTGCAGGAGATATTAAATTAGATGCAGGTGGCAGTGATATAAGGCTAGAAGTGGCTGGCACTCAGTTCGGTAAGTTTACTAGAAGTTCAGGCGATTTTATAATTTCCTCTAGTGAAAACGACAAGGACATGAAGTTTGCAGGTGCAGACGGTGGGTCAGATATAACAGCCCTCACCCTTGATATGTCAGCGGCAGGTGCGGCTACGTTTAATTCTAGTGTGACTGTAGGCACAGCTACTGTAGCATCAGCTAATGCCGCTGCTGATGATTTTGTAATTAAAGGAACTGGAACTGCTGTTGGTTTGACAATATCACAAGATAGTGATTCAGGAACAGGCAGTATATTTTTTGGTGATTCTTCAAGCAGTGCAGCCGCAGGTATTAGATACAATCACAACACAGGAGATATGACAATATCTGCCGAAGATGACATTAGTCTTCAAGCAGGTACAGGTAATGCAGTAGTTATCAATGAAGAAAGCAACGATTGTGACTTCCGCGTTGAATCTGACGGCAACACGCATATGTTGTTTGTGGATGGTGGTAATGATCATGTAAATATTGGCACAGCGACCGATTTAGGTTCAACGTTAAATGTGTCAGGCGATATTACTGTTATTAATGCCTCTACTGGACCTACTATAGAATTAAGCTCTAATGGGGCTGGAAGTACCTCATCTTTAATCATGCACGAATCCGCTGTTGCAGGCTCCCCAGAATACGGTGCGAGTGTTGCTTATGACGGAGCAAATAACATATTCAAAATTGGTGTAGGACAAGACGTTACTACTGAAAGAATGAGGATAGAAAGGGACACTGGTAACGTTATTTTTAATGAATCAGGTAACGATTCTGATTTCCGCGTTGAGTCTGACGGCAACGCTAATATGTTATTTGTGGATGCTGGAAATAATCGGGTTGGGGTTGGTACTAGTTCGCCTACTACTGATTTTGTCGTGTCTAATTCTGGCGCAGAAGGTATAGAATTTATTGCGGGGTCAACAAATTATATTCAATCGTTCAATCGTAGCGGTTCAGCGTATGTACCTTTTAAAATTGATGCAAGCAGTATTTCATTAGCACCAACTGCGTCAAGCGAAGTTGTAATAAACGATAGCGGTGTAGACGCTGACTTCCGCGTTGAGTCTGACACTAACACCCATATGTTGTTTGTTGATGGTGGTAATAATCGGGTCGGGGTTGGGGTTAGTAGTCCTTCTGCAACAGCCCACATTCAATACACAACACAAGCAACAGGAAATCAAGAGTATGGTTTAGTTATTAATGGCAACGATTCTGGAACCAATGGTGAGTCCGCTAGTATATTTTTAGGTTCTATTAATAATACCGTAAGAGGTGTTTCTATTGCCTCTGAAGTACAAAGTACGGCTAACAACCACGATTTAATCTTTAGCACTTCTGGGCCATCTGCCACACCCACAGAACGCTTCCGCATAGCCTCAGACGGTGCGGCTACATTTTCCGGTGCAGTCACAGCCAACGCAGGTGTCGTGGTTGATAACATTACTATAGATGGCAATGAGATTGATGTAGGTTCTGGCAACTTTGTTTTAGATGTTGCAGGGGAAATTGAACTAGATGCTGATGGTGGCAAGTGGATATTTTTAGATGGCGGCACACAAATCGGAAGAATTGAAAATTCGTCTAGTGATTTAGTTATCAAAGCTTCTGTTAATGACAAAGACATAAAATTTAATGGTGAAGATGGTGGCAGTAACATCACAGCCCTCACCCTTGATATGTCTAATGCAGGTCGTGCATTCTTTAATGTTGGAGCATCGTTTAGTGGCGATGTTGCAATGGGAGACAACAACAAAACTAAGTATGGTCAGGGAGAAGATTTAATTCTTTATTCTGATGGTACAAATGGAGAAATAGAAGCACCTAATGGCGACCTAACACTAGACGTTGCAGGAGATATTATTCTTGATGCGGATGGTGGGGATATTCAATTTAAAGATGGTGGAACAGTCTTTGGTGTTTTTTCAAGCACAAATAGCGATTTAAATATAAGGACAACAGCAACCGATGAGGACATAGTTT